GAAACCGATGGCCACCGGCGGGGCGATGTTTTCGCCGGCGGAGATGAGCACGCCGTTGTCGTCCGCCAAAGCGCCAGTGAGATTCTGTGCGGCTGTGATGCCGATATCGTCCACGCCCAGCGTCAGCTTGCCGGATTTGAAGTCCTTCACCACCTCCGATGCGCCGTCGTCCGCGTAAAGCGTCGCTTCGGCAAGCTCCACGGACAATTCCGCCGAGATGGCCTTTGCGAGAATTTCCGGTGTGTCATAGGTTTCCTCGCCGTCCTCGGCTTCGGTGATTTTTGCGTAATAGAGCTTATCCATTCCAATGGTAGCCATAATCATTCCTCCGTTTCATAAGACTGCGCGATGTCAATCGCATAGTGGTGATAGCCGGTATCGTCCTCATGCCCGACATAGGTGCGTCCGGTGACGGTGAAGCCGGCGTTCAAAAGCGCCTGCGTAATCTGCCGTTTTCGCAGAAGATAATTGCCCTTGGAAAAGAGCGAAATGCGAACCTCGGACACATCCATCAGCGGCGTGTTGTCGCCGAACAGGGCGAAATCGTCCGTCAGCGGCGTCAGCACCAGATATTCGTCGGGCGGAACGCCGGAAAAAACGCCCGTCTCCACGGGGAGAATGGGCGTGAGAAGTGTATTGAGTTCTGAAAGCACGCTCATATTTTCCGTACCTCCTCGTCCAGCTTTGATTTCATCGTTTCGATGCAGGCCTTGCGGCTCTGGGTTTTGGCCGGCTTTAAAAAGGGCTTGGGCGGCTGGCCGTGCTTGCCGTATTCCAGAATGTTGGCGATTTTTGCGTTACTGTCACCGCCCGAGCGCGGCTCGGCAAAGCCGACCTTGATGTCCCAGCCCGAGCCGTCCCGCTGGGGCTTAGCAGGCGAAAGCCCCAGCGCGCTTTCCAGTTCGCCGGTGGAGCGGCTTGGAACTTTTGTGCCTTTCCCGACGACGGCGGAAAGGTTGGACTTCACCCGTTCCAGCACCACCTGCCCGCCGGCTTCCAGCACACGGGGCAGGATTTCGTCCGTCTTTTCATTCAGCCGTGAAACTTTCAGAAGAAAGTCCTCCGGCATTTTCATTTCCATTCGTGCCATATCAGTTCACGCTCCCTTCCACCAGCTCGCACAGGCATTCAACATACATCCCGCGCCCGCGCACGTCCTCCGCGCTGGTAATCCGATAGCGCTTCTCTTCACAGACGATGAAGAGAGACGGGCTGACCTCGACGCCAGGGATTTTACGGAAGCGAAACAGCACGGACGCTTCGGAAAACACCGCCATGTTTGCCCAGCGCTCCGAGCCGTTGCGGTCCTCTTTGTAGGCGCGAACGGAAGCGAGAACTGTGTCGCCCTGCGTAACAAAGCCGTCGGCGTCCTTGACCGGCGCGTTGGAGATGATGTCAATGAAGCTGTTCATTTTTCCAAAAGACAATACAAGCCCTCCTTATCCGCGATGTTTTAAATTTTCCAATCCCGGTCAAGCCGAAGAAGCAAGTTTACCGTGTTCCACACCTGCTGCGCCGCATTGGTGTTGTCTGCGAAGAAGCCGCCTGTGGAGCCGTCCCTGGATTCATAGAAATGCGATGCCAGCATGATGACCGCCTGTTCGGTGGTCGGTGTCATTTCGTTTTCTTCATAATAGCCCGTCGAAACGTGCTGGTAGCTTTCGGCATAACGGACGGCGGCGGTGATGTACATCTGCAAGAGTTCGTCGTCTTCCGTATGCGAAAGAATCAGATTGGCTTTGACCTTTTCAAGCAGAGTTTCCAGTGCCATGACCGCCGCCTCCTTTCGTTTTAATGCTTACGAACCCATTTGCAGAAGCTGTATGCCCTCGGCAAGAATCACTTTTCCGTCCACACGCTCGGCAGCGATGAAGCCCACCTGTCCGTTGCCGGCGTAGAGTTCGTTCAGACGCTGTACCGTGCGCCCCATGCGGTCGGCAATCCAGTAGTTGGAGAAATCACCGAACGCAATCGGAAGCGAACCCGCCTCCGCCGCCGGCACATACGGACTGGTGTAGAGCGGATAGCCCAGCAGCCGGTCCGGCTGGCCTGCCTGCACGGAGGGCTGCCAGAGGTACGCGCCGTTGGAATCCTTCAGCTTGCGCAGGGCGGATACGGTAATGTCCTTCATGAGAAAGACCGCGTTTCTCCGATAGGGGCTTTTGAGTGCGTAAATCAGGTCGATGAGATTGTCCACCGTGATGGCGGTCGGGGAGCTTGCCGTCACGCCCACCGTGCCGCCGCTTGCGGTGAAAATGCCCGTGGGCTGACCGGTTCCGGTGCCGACGCAGAAGGCTTCCTCCTCGGCAATGCCGAAGGCTCTGGCAAACTCCCGTGCGATGTAGCTCTCCAAATCGAACATACTGTCCTGAAGCAGCTCCACGGAAACCTTGACAAGGTCGGTGAGCTTGAACGCGTCAATGGTTTTCTGTGCGAATGCGGGGTTGCTTTCGACATAGGCGGCGTTTTCCGCCGTCCACTGTGCGGTGGAATGGGTGGCGGCGATGGGAATTTTACGCTCCGCCGAGGTGTTGATGGTCTTTGCAAGGGAGCGGATGATGTTCGCCTCCTCCAGACCGGTCACAATCTGGGTTTCAAATTCTGTCGGCACGAGGTAGCCGCCGTCGGTGTCGGGGGACGTGCTCAGCACGTTGTTGACGGGCGCTCTGCCGCGCAGAATGTTGAGAAAATCCGCGCGGTATTCGGCGGTTGCACGGGGAGAAACGGGTTTCGCGCCCTGCGCGCCGGGCTTTTCTGTCAGCGGTGCGCTGGTAGGGCGGCTCATTTCCGCATCCCGCGCCACGCGGTCCTCCTCAATGGCAATCTGCCGCGCCATGGCATCCACATCGGCGAGCATCTTGTCGTAGGTTGCGTTGTCTTCGTCAGAGAGCACGCCGTCTTTAGCGCGTGCGTCCAGGAACGCCTTTGCCGCGTCCCATGCCTTTGCGCGTTTTTCGCGCAGTTCAAGTACCTTTTTCATAATCAAATACCTCCGTTAAATGTATTTGCGGGCCTGCAGCTTCTGCATGGCCTCGGTGATGGAAACGCCCGTAGGGGCGCTATTCGGCTTCTTTTCCGCTTTCGGAGCGGACTTCGGGATGAGCTTGTTTATGAGCGAGTTGGTGACCGCCCTGCGGGAAAAAGCAAAAACGACATCCTCGGTGCGGCCGCGTTTCGCGTCCTCGAGAATGCCATCCGCAAAGCCCAGTTCGATGGCTTTGTTGGCGTTCATATAGGTTTCGCCGTCCATGAGATGCGAGATTTTTGCCCGCGACTGTCCGGTCCTGATTTCGTAGGCGTTGATGATGCTTTCCTTGACCTCGGAGAGCATATCGATTGCCTTCTGCATTTCTTCGGTGTCGCCGATGGCCACAGTCAGCGGATTGTGTATCATCATAAGCGCCGTGGGCGCCATGAGCACCTGCGTTCCCGCCATGGCAATCACCGATGCCGCACTTGCCGCGATGCCGTCGATTTTCACCGTGACCTCGTGCGGATAATCCATGAGCATGGTGTAAATCTGGCTTGCCGCCACGCAGTCGCCGCCGGGCGAATTAATCCATACTACAATATCTCCGCTGCCGGAAAACAGTTCGTCCTTAAACATACGCGGTGTGATTTCATCGCCCCACCAGCTTTCATCCGCAATGGTGCCGTCGAGGTAGAGGGTGCGGATGCCCGTGTTTTCGTCATTGTCCCAGTTCCAAAAATGTGTTTTATCGTGCGCCCGGGCGGGACTTCGTTTGGTTCTGTCCATCTGAGGGTTCCTCCGTTTCTGTTGCAGCCGTATTTGCAAATGCGCCTGCGTCCTGCAGCTTGGTCATTGCGCCGTTGATGAGATACAGATCGCCGCCGAGCTCGGCGGGAATGCGGTCGAGGTTTTCCAACTCCCGGATGTCATTTGCCGACATCCAGCCGTTCTGCCTTGCGGTCGCGTAGCCCGCCATGCGGCTGGCGTAATCGCCGCGGAGCAGACCGTCCACGTTGAATTTTGTAAACACCGTGCGCTTTTCGCTGTCGAGCAGAAGCGACTTGTTCATCGCCTGCTCCCAGCGAATCACCCACGGGTCGAGCGTGTATTTCACGAACTCCAGCGACTGCTGTTCAATATTGGAAAAGCTCGACTTTTCAAGGTCGGCCAGCATATGCGGCGGCACCCGGAAAATTCGAGCGATTTCATTGATTTGGAATTTGCGCGTTTCCAAAAACTGCGCCTGTTCGGGAGAAATGGCGATGGGCGTGTACTTAAGCCCTTCCTCCAGTACGGCGATTTTGTTGCTGTTCGCCGAACCGCCAAAGGTGGACTGCCAGCTTTGCCGGATGCGCTCCGGGTCTTTGATGGTGCCGGGATGCTCCAGAACGCCGGAGGGCGCCGCGCCGTTGGCGAAAAACTTCGCGCCGTATTCCTCCGCCGCCATTGCCAAGCCCACGGCGTTTTTCGCCATCGCAATCGGTGAATAGCCCACCAGACCGTCGTACCCAAGCCCCAGCACATGGAGAATGTCCGTCGGAGCGAATACAATATCTGCTTGCTTTGCCTTTCCGACCTCCGGTGCTTCGTCGCTGCATTTGTAGTAACGGTAGTACAGCCGCCCCTGTGAATCTCTGTCCACCGTAACCCTGTCCGGCATGAGCGGGTAGAGCGCCACAACCTCGCCGCGTGCGTTTCGGATAATCTGCGCGTAGGCATTGCCTGTCAGCAGCAGGTGATTCATCATGGTTTCTCGAAACACAAACGAGGTCATTTCAGGATTCGGTTCGTCATGCAGGACCCGCCACAGCGGATGGTCGAGATATTTCTCCTTGCTGCCGTTGCCGCCGTACCTGTAAACGAACAGTGGCAGTCCAGCGATTGCCTCTGATAGAATGCGGACGCAGGAGTAAACCGCCGTCATTTGCATGGCGGTTCTTTCATTTACTACCTTGCCCGATGTCGTGCCGCCCCACAAAAAGCTGCTGCCGCCGAGGTTTTTTGCGGCAGGGTTGTGCGACGACTTGTCGCATGGCTTATCGCGGGCTTTGAAAATGCTTTGTAGTATGCCCATAGGCTGTGCCTCCTTACCAAATGAGCAAGCCGCGCTTGTCGTAAACGCTCTCGCCCGTATCGTTTCCGCAGCGGATGGCACGGTCAAGCGCCATAATCGTAGCAACCGCGCCGTCAATCTTCTCCGTGGACTTTTCCTTATCCGCTTTGATGTTGCCGGCAGGGTCGGTGCGGATAAAAATGTTGTCCATCATCCAACGAAGAACCGGATGCCCGCCGTGGGCAATTTTTTCTTCCAACGTCAGCTTCATCAGTTCCTTGGTGGGCGGGGACATATCCTTAAATCCCTGCCCAAACGGAACAACCGTAAATCCCATGCCCTCAAGGTTCTGCACCATCTGCACAGCGCCCCAGCGGTCGAAGGCAATTTCACGGATATTATAGCGCTCGCCCATCTGCTCGATGAATTTCTCAATGTAGCCGTAATGCACCACATTGCCCTCAGTAGTTTGCAGAAAGCCCTGTCGCTGCCAGAGGTCATAATTCACATGGTCGCGCTTGACACGCAGCTCAATATTGTCCTCCGGTATCCAGAAGTACGGGAGAACGCTGTATTTATCCTCTTCATCCAGCGGCGGGAACACTAACACGAACGCCGTAATGTCGGTTGAGGACGAAAGGTCAAGCCCGCCATAGCAGACGCGTCCTTCCAGCGTTTTTTCGTTTACCGGAAACGCGCAGGCGTCCCATTTCTCCATCGGCATCCAGCGCACCGACTGTTTGACCCATTGATTGAGGCGCAGCTGTCGGAAGCTGTTTTCCTCGGCGGGGTTCTGCCTTGCCGATTCAAATGCCGCCTTCACCTTATCCATGCCGACGGTGATGCCAAGCGACGGATTGGCTTTCCGCCACACCTTCGGGTCCGTCCAATCGTCCTCCTGCGCCGCTCCGTAAATGACGGGATAGAAGGTCGGGTCGTGCTTTCTGCCGTCGATGATATCAAGCGCCTTTTGATGCACCTCCCAGCAAATGCTGTTCTGGTTATCGCCGGCGGTAGTGATGAGAAAATACAGTGGCTGCATTCTGGCGTCTCCGCTGCCCTTGGTCATGACATCGTAAAGTTTTCTGTTTGGCTGTGTGTGCAGCTCGTCAAACACCACGCCATGGGTATTAAACCCGTGCTTGTTTCCGACATCGGCGGACAGCACCTGATAAATGCTGCCGGTGGGCTGATAGATGAGCCGCTTGGTTGCGTCCAGTATCTTCACCCGCTTGGCGAGTGCCGGACACATTCGCACCATATCCGCAGCAACATTGAAAACAATGGAGGCCTGATTGCGGTCAGCAGCACAGCCGTACACCTCGGCGCGTTCCTCACCGTCCCCGCATGTGAGCAGCAGCGCGATTGCCGCCGCAAGCTCACTTTTTCCCATTTTCTTTGGAATTTCCACATAGGCGGTGTTGAACTGCCGGTAGCCGTTGGGCTTGAGCGTGCCGAAAATATCCCGCACAATCTGCTCCTGCCAGTCAATGAGCTCAAAGGGCTTTCCCGCCCAGGTTCCTTTGGTATGGCAGAGCGCTTCGATAAATGCCACGGCGTAGTCGGAGGCCGCCTTGTCATAGGTTGAATCCTGTGCCTTAAAGCGCGTTTGCTTGTATTTCTTCAGCTTTCGCAAGAGCTGCCGCCTCCTTCCGGGCATAAAAATAGACCGCCATCGGCAGTCCTTCAAAATTCATCTGTACGAGATACAGCCCCCCTGAAGGGCTGACCTCGGCTGTTTTCTTTCAGTGGTTTAAAATTTCTCGATGCAGACGTTGTCGTCGGCGTCGAAAATGACCTTGTAGCGGGTTTCCGTTCCATCGGCTTTTTTGGAAATCAAGCGAATGCCGCCTTCAAAGGCGCGGTAGGCCCGGTCGAATTTCTCGCCCTGCGGCAATTGGCTCTTGGCCTGTTTGAGCTGCTTCTCCGTCATGGTCGTGTCCTCCTGTAAGTTCGTATTTCCCTTGCGGCAGGTACATATTCGCTCTAAAAGCACAGAATAGCAAGGTTTATTTCGGGCATATACTACACGATTTTTCCGCTTGTGTATGCCCCCGAAATTGTGTAGATAACAGCTGTTATTCTTCTCCGGTGAGAATAAAGTGCGTATATTCGCGGCGGTGTTCTTCCAGATAGGTTACCAGTTCGTAGAACTCCATGTCATACGCAATGCGCTGAACTGCATGGATATCAAGCATATTCGTGCGCCCAGTGTCACGCACGGCGAGAATTTGCTTCCTGACTGTTTCACTCATCATCGCTCACCACCCTGCAGACGTCCGCGCCGTAAGCCACCGACAGGCCACAGCCGTTGTCCCATGCAACCATCACGCTGCCGATGTCGTCCACGCCGCGCACGGTGCCCTTTGTGCCGACTGGGGGCGCCTGCGGGTCGTCCATTTTGACAAGCTCCACACGGCTGCCGACCGGATACTGCCTGCGGATACGCTCCACAATTTCTCTGGGCGGAAAATTATTGCTCATTTTCTGTTACCTCCTTATCCTGCAGACTCATCACATCGTCATAAAGGTCAGCGTCTGCATTGATGCGTTTGACCATCTCCTGCACCTTCGGATTGCCGTTTTTGAAGGCACCGCTGCCGGTGAGGTTCTTGAGCAGGATTTTCCGTGCCGCTTTGTACTCCTCACCGATGAAGCCGAGCCGAAGCAGAAAGCAGCGAAATGCGTATTTGTCGTTCTCGGTTTCCTTTTCCTTGGCGATTACGCGCTTCTGCGTTTTCGCCATGGCGATGAGCTTGCTCGTGAAGTGAGCGTAGGCGTTGATTTCCTCCGGTGTCGGAGAGCCCTCAAACCACGGGAAGCTGACCTTCTCATCGTCCGCCTCAATCGGCAGAGCATCGACCGCCAGCGCCTTTTTGATGAGCATCTCCTTGCTTGCCACCAACAGTCGCAAGTTTTCAAGCGCCGCGTCAGTAATGTCCTCCCGCGGGTAGGAAAGGACAAGGGAATCGACGGCTTCCTCGGTTTCCGCTTCAAAGCCCAACTCATGCAGATACTGGGTGAGCTTTTCAATTTTCTCGCTGTCGGCGCTCCCCGCGCGTTGCGGATTGCGGTCGTCGAAGCTGACGATGCCGTTTTTGTCTATGGTAAAGCAGTCCACCTCGTAGGCGAAGGTCGGAGCACCTTTGTACGTTGCCGCGCATGCCATGAATTCCGCAATCGCTGCGACCAGCCGTTTGCGGTCGTTGCCTGTGACGTTATACTTCATTTCCATTCTCCGTCCCTCCATCCCATGAAAAACAATACCGCGTCGGAAAAACCGGCACGGTAGTAGCAGTTCATCGTCTCGCCGTCCACCAGAGAGTAGGCGTTTTCCCATTCAAGGTACGCCTGACGCTGCTCAGGGGTCAACGAGCTTTTCAGTTTTTCGGTGCAGCGCTCAAACTGCTGGTAGGCTGCCTGCAAGCCATCGTTGTCGCGTGCTCCGCAGTCGTCAATGCGCCGCTGGAGGAAGTCGTCGAGCGCTTTTTTTAAGTCGTTGTCGTGCATTTTCTGTACCACCTTTCCATTTGGTAGGTACATATATGCCTCTTAACGCCTGAAATAGCAAGGGTTATGTGAGAGAAAAATGATATTCTCCGGTATGCACAAACCGCCGAAAGATGTCTCGGCGGGAAGTGTGGGGATTATGCCTTGGCGAGAAATACCCAGCGTCATATGTCGGCAACTGCGCGAGCTTTGCAAAGCGGTGTCACTTGTATCCCAACATCAGAAATTACTATTCTCACGGGCAGCCACCTCCGCATAGGCATACGTCAACCCGTCGCGCTGTACGGAAACCTTGTCCGCCGAGCCGACCTGCTCGATATAGCGTTTCACAATCACGTCGCAGAACTTTTCATCAAGCTCAATAGTGTAACAGCTGCGGTCTGTCTGCTCACAGGCGATGAGGGTGCTGCCGGAACCACCGAAAGGGTCGAGCACCAGCGTATTGCTCATGCTGGAATTCATAATGGGATATGCCAGCAGCGGAATTGGCTTCATGGTCGGATGGTCGCCGTTCTTCTTGGGCTTGTCAAACTCCCAGATAGTCGTTTCCTTGCGACCGGTGTACCACTGGTGCCTGCCTTTTTTCTTCCAGCCGAACAGCACCGGCTCATGCTGCCACTGATAGGGCGAGCGCCCCAGCACCAGCGACTGTTTTTTCCAGATGCAGCAGCCGGACAAAAAGAAACCGGCATCCGCAAAGGCTCTCCTGAAATTCAGCCCTTCGGTGTCGGAATGGAAAATATAGATACTGGCGTCGTCTGCCATAACCGCTTCGATGTTCTGGAACGCCGCCAGCAGGAACTTGTAAAATGCGTCGTTTGCCATATGGTCATTCTTGATTTTGCCGGCGCTGCCCTCGTAATTCACATTGTAGGGCGGGTCGGTAACGACAAGATTTGCTTTTGCACCGGCCATCAGCAGCTCAAAGGTGTCTGATTTGGTGCTGTCGCCGCAGACCAGCCGGTGCCGTCCCAGCGTCCAGACATCGCCGAGTTTGGTGATAACCGGCTCCTTGAGCGCTGCCTCCACATCGAAATCATCATCGTGGATTTTGTCCTTGACCTTATCCTTGAACAGATCGTCCAACTCCGCGGGGTCGAAGCCGGTGAGAGACACATCAAAATCAGCCCCCTGCAAGTCCGCAATGAGCAGTGCCAGCTTATCCTTGTCCCACTCGCCGGAAATCTTGTTGAGCGCGATGTTGAGTGCCTTTTCCTTATCCTCCGGCAGATCAACCACCACACAGTCTACCTCTGAAATACCCATATCGATGAGCACCTTCAGACGCTGATGACCGCCGACAATTCTGCCTGTGGTCTTGTTCCAGATGAGCGGCTCGACATAACCGAATTGCTCGATGGAGCGCTTCAGCTTGTCATATTCGGGATTGCCGGGCTTCAAATCCTTACGGGGATTGTAGTCGGCGGGAATGAGCTGCTCCACGGGTATTTTTCGTATATCCATAATCATTCCTCCTGCTTCACGGCGGTTTGACCGGTGAAATTTTCCCAGCGCTTGATCATGACATCGCAGTAGTGCGCGTCCAGCTCCATAATGTAGCAGGTGCGGTCGAGCTGTTCACAGGCGATGAGCGTCGTGCCCGCGCCGCCAAAGGGCTCGACCACAATGTCATTTTCATCGGTAAAAGCGACGATGTATTCCGACGGCAGCGCCACGGGGAAGGTGGCGGGGTGCTCGGCGCGAATCTTGCCTTTTTCACTGAGCTGCTTCGTGACCGACTCAAGACTGGTCTGCTCCGGCAGCTCCAGCAAGCTTTCCATCTTCTTGAATGCGCCGGTTTCATTGCCGCGCCGCGCAATCCGAAAGGAGCCGTCCGCCTGACGGATTTTATTGTAGCGCCCGCCGGAGTAAATGCTGGCTTCCTTCTTGCGCCACGTCGGATTCACCGTCACCGGCTCTTTGCCAAAGCAGAATATCCATTCATGCCGGATGGGTATCATCGCACTTTGCTGTCCGACGCTGCCGCAGGTGAGCTTATCCCACACATTCCACGCCAGCAGTTTTAGACCGGCTTGCTTCGCCGTATCGATGTAAACGTTCCAATAGGGATAAACCTCGCCGTCCTTGCGCTGGATTCCGAGATTGACCGCTTGCAGTGCGGCAAACGGTTCATAGCAAGGCAAGAATTGCGCAATGCTGTCCACGCTCAATTCCTTGTCGCCGTTGTAGGTTCGCATATCGCTGTACGGCGGCGAGGTAAAGAGCAGCTTGCTTTTCTGCCCGTCCATCAGTCTGACAACATCGTTTTTATCCGTGCTGCTGCCGCAGAGCAGCCGATGCCGGCCGAGCTGCCAAATGTCGCCGGGCTGGCATACCGCCGGCTCATCCGCATTGACCTCCGGTACAACGTCCTGCACGATTTCATCATCCACGCCGAGCATAAGCCCGATTTCACTGGTGTCAAAACCAGTCAGCGTAACGTCGAAATCCTCGGCTTTCAAATCCGAGAGCAGGTTTTCGAGTTTTTTCGTATCCCACTCGCCGGAAATTTTATTCATGGCGATGTTGAGCGCTTTTTCGCGGGCGGCATCCAAGCTTACCACCACGCACTCCGCGCTCTCATAGCCGAGTACTTTCAAAACGGAGAGCCGCTGATGACCGGAAATGACCGTGAATCCCGTCGCCTCGTTGACGACAATCAGCTCCACATAGCCGAAGCTCTCAATGGAGCGTTTGAGCTTCTCAAATTCCGCATCGCCGGGACGTAGCTCTTTGCGCGGATTGTATTTTGCCGGATTCAGCTCCGATAGCTTTAGGCTTCGTATATCCATGTCATTTGCCCCTCCTTGCATTGAGCAAGCGCTCCATTACGTCATCCTGCGGGTTTGCGCCGCTGTACTCGCCGGTGCAATTCTCCTTGACGATTTGAAAAATCTCGTACCACAGCCGGTTGGTCTGATTCATGTAATTCTGACCCATCGCCACATACGGGCTTTGAATCGCATTGCCCGTCGTCGGGTGCTTTGCCAGAAAGCCATAGGTGGTGACTGCTTCCTCACACTGGATCCAGCGGGCAACGCTCATGGCGTAGCGCTCCAGAAGCTGCGGAGAGACCAGCGTCGCGCAGCCGCGTTCGTTCAGCCATGTCCATGTGTTTTTGTAAATCTCACCGGCGACCAGCGTTTTGCCGTCCTTTTGGACAGCTTCGAGCATTTTGTTCGGCTCCGGCATCGCCTGACCCTGAAGATCGGCAGCGCCGGAAAACTCCATGACCGTCAGTGTTCTGCCGCCGGGATTGCCGGCAGCGATTTTGTCGGCTAACGGCTTCTTTTTTGCGCCCGCGCCGACACGAACACCGCCTCTGTTGGTTCCGTCCTTCGCCAAAAAAATCACCTCGCTTTTCGACTATGCCTATTCCCTCGTTTGAAACCGCGTTTTTTAACACGAAGCCCCGCGCCGCTGTCCGCTTGAAGCAGGTTTAGAGATTTTGATACCCCCGCCGGTCAGCCACGGATCTGTCTGTCGCCCATTTCAAGATGGATTTTTGTGTGGCAGGACTGGCAGAGGCTCATGAGATTGCTTTCCCTGTGGTCGCCGCCTTGGGAAACGGGAAAGATGTGATGCACTTCTTCCACAGGCGTCAGCCGGCCTTCCATCAGGCACCGCTCGCACAGCGGGTGCGCCGCAGCGTAGCGGTCACGGATCCGTTTCCATGCTCTGCCGTACTTTTTGTTCGTGTCAGGACTGCGTGTGTATTTGTTGTACTGCTGTGCGGCAAGCCGCTGATGCTCCTCGCAGTACTGTCCGTCCGTGAGGTTGGGGCAGCCGGGGTAGGAGCAGGGGCGTTTCGGTTTCCTTGGCATTGCGCACCTCCTTCGGACATACAAAAAGCCCTCACAGGATTGCTCCCGTGAAGGCCGTTCTGTATTCTACTTCGCTATTGTAATGATACCACAGGAGGGGTGTGCCATTCTGTGCCAAACCGTGCCAACTTTCAATCCGGGACGATAAAATTCTGCAAAGCCGCTCCGTGTACGCGGTGCACCGTGCGAAGCGACACGTTCAGCATCCGTGATATCTCCTCCCAAGAGCAGTTGTCCAGGTAGCGGTAACGGAGTACCAGCTGTTCCTCACGGCTGGCAAGCCTGTCGATTGCTGCGTTGATGGTCTCCTTGAGACACACCAGATACGCCACCTTTTCCGCTACATCCCTTTGGATTGCATCGATTTTCTCAAGGCATCGGACAAATGGGGCTTCTGTCGGCTTGTTTGGATTGTAGTGCGGTTCAAAATTACTGCCTGAGACGCTGCTCGATAAATCCCTCCAGTAGTCAATCTCACGCAGGCGGCAGTTGATGAGTGCGTCCAGGTGCCGCGCTTGGTTCAAATATTCTTTTGCGGTCATGCGTCCTCCTCCATTTGCAGGGAGCGGATCAGCATCCCGCTGTCTACACTCGTAAGTACCGAAAACCAATTCGAACGAAAAAATCTCTCTATTTCGCCTTTGTCCGCCAGCGCGGATTTGTTTCTCGGATTTGCTTTGAGACATTTCAAAGCCATCCGATAATCCTTGACCGCCTGCAGAATGATGGCGTTCGCAAGGTTCTCATAATTTGTAATGTCGCTCATATGCGATACCTCCTGATATTGGAAATTGGCATCGTTGCATCGGAGCGATGTATCTTCGTATCAGCGCAGAGAACCGTTTACCGCGGTTCGCACCTCGTCCACCGAACGCACCACCAGCGCAGTGCCGCCGGCCGCGAGGATTTTTCGGATGGTCGCTTCCTGAAGCTTCGTAGGACTGCCGCTGTCGGTCTTGACCTCGAAGCCGAAGAACCGTCCGTTAATGCAGGCAATGATATCGGGAATGCCCGCCGTCCCGTACATACCACCGTGCTCTTTCCAGCAGAAGCACCCAGGCACGGTCTTAAGGTACTTCATGATTGCCTTTACGATTTCCGCTTCTATCATCTGTTCCTAAAACCTCCGTGTTTTCAACACTTGGAACACATGGAACACGAGAAATCCCATTTTACTGTATTTTTTATAATGAAAAACAAGGGGTATATAAATTTGTGTATTATATATAGAGAGATAGGATTTTGGTGTTCCAATGTGTTCTCGTGTTCCGGCGATGCTTGTGGCAGGCACCGCCGGAATCCTTTATCCAAGCACTTCTCCGAGCCTTATCCCCACCAGAATGCGCCTTTTCGCCATGCGGTCAATGTCCCGCGTCACATTCGGGTACGCCGCTGTGATCTGCTGCACGAAGTTCTTCTGTGAGTACGGCTTTAAGCCGCATTCCTCACAGTATCCCTTGTATGCATTGAACAGTTCCGTAGAGCCGACTGAATACGCGGCATCCAATTCGCAGTATTCTTTCAAGAAGGATAACACGGAATCCGACTCTTCCCGGTACTGCTGCAGCTCGTTTGCGTTGACCTGCGTTTCAGAGAACAGATAATGATGGTTCATCAGCCTGCGCAGACCTTCCAACGCGAACAGAAAAATGCCGTCCGCCTCCATGCGGAATTTCTCCAGCAGTTCCGGGTCGCGTTTTTCCTTCGGTACGGTGTGATTGAACCGTATGATAATGAGCCTGCGGTAGAAGCCCTCGGAACGGTCGCCGTAATTTTTGGGGATGCTGTTGCAGGAAAAGAGAAGCCTTGCGCTCGACTGAAAGCTGAAGGGATTCTTGTTCTTTTTTTCCACCGTCAGATAGTCCTCGCCCACAAGCGCCTTGAAAATGCCGTTATCGTCGATGTTCTTCGTGGGCAGATCTGCAAAGATGTTCGCCAGCTTGCCGAAAAGCTCCGCCGTCTTAAAGCGTTCGTTCAGCGCCTGCCATGACACATTGGACACGTTCTGTTTGCCGAGCAGCACATCGTTCAACACGCGGAGCAGCACGGACTTGCCGGCTGACGCAGCCCCCACGATAACAAAGCACTTCTGTGCCAAGTTGACGGGGATCAGAAAATAGCCCAGCATCTCCTGTATCAGGCCGACCTGCTCCATATCGCCGCCCATCGACTCCGCCAGAAACTTTTTGAACCGAGGGCAGTCCGCCTTTTTATCGTAGGTCACGTTCAGCTGCACCGTAGAGTAATAATCCGGCGTGTGTTCCGTCAGCGTATCCTCCAGAACGTTGTATAAGCCGTTGCGGACGTTGATCTGCGACATCTTTGTTTCCCGCACCAGCATTTTTTCCTGCACGAGCCGCTGCGCCTCCATTTCGGACATTTCCCGGTATACGCCGCCGCGATAATGAAAATGCTGCTCCGCAGCATAGAACACCTGTTGTTCCTCCGCCAGGTTTTTAGCAAGCACGCCCGGCAGGAATCGCAGGCCCTTCTCGTTTGGCTCATACCAATCCGGTACCGCCGCACCCGCTCTGGCCCTTTTTGCGTTTTTGCTTGCCTGGTACGCCTTGCTGACATCCTTGAATACGGTGTTCAGCGACTTCAAAAACGTCGTTTTCAGCTTAAAATGGTCGCGAATTTCGGAATTGATGATCACATCCGCCGTCACTGCGTCCTGGTTATACAGATATTCCGATATGAATTGCTTCGCTGTCTGCAGATCCTTGATTGCTTCACCCGTCACTGGAAGTCCCTGCAGGATGTCCAGCAGGAGGTCCGCACCCATCGGCTGATAGCACCACGCCGCCGGGGACTTCACCGGGCATTCGCCGGCTACGAACTTCGGACACTGGAATCCCTTCACGCAGATGGTCTTGCAGGTGATGGGATTTGTGCCGCTTTCCAGGAAATGATTGATTTTCTTCTGCGTGTTGTTTTCTGTGTACCCGGGATAGGGAGCCGAAAGGTTGTGTATCATCTTTGTGCCGCCATCAAAGGGAGCGAGGTTCGTTATCATGGCATACCAGTCGTGTTCCGACAGGGATGCCGCGTCATCACGGCAATGCTGAAGGAAAACGCATGAGCGCATGACCTGCTCGATACCCTTTTCCGTACCGCTCTTGCGTTCTACGGGTGTAAAGTCCACTTCCGGAAGGATATCCGACAACTGATCCTGCGTGTATTTGCGTTCCGGATGGAAGCTGACGCAGGTTACCTCTACGGGAGTATCCTTTTTACAGTGCATAAATCCTGGCAGCCGCATGACTCTTGACTCGTTGACACACATGGGGTCCCCGTCAAAATGCTTCACAAGCTGCGTCTGTATCATGCGGAAACGCCCAACCTTGGCGGCGGAATCCATAAACCAGTATGCGTGGAAGGATTTCTGCGTTTGGATAACCATGGACGGCGGGAGAGGGAATGCGTCAATCTTTTTCTGCTGCTCATCAAAGCTGTCCTTGTCCATCTCCACAAACTGCGCGTTGATCCGCGTAATCGACTCATCATCATGCCCGCCGTAGTTGACCACGAAAAAGATGCCGCGGTTCATAGCGTTTTGGCTTTTGAGCGTTTCTTCTATGCTTTTGTATTTCCCGCATTCGCATGACAGCTTTGCCCCTTTGAACACGCCATCCTTCTTATCGTCAAAGACGCGGAAGCAGACGGTATCCGAGGGATTAAACAAACTGCCGAGAACATCGGTTGCCGTCGCGTTCATACGTCCGCCTCCTTAAAATATCGCAGCCGTTTTTTCAGACGCTCCGCCTCTTCAATCTCCCGCGCGACACCCGGTGAAACCGCGCCGAATACCCACACCTCATCGCACAGGCGGAGTAGCGCCAGGCCAAACAGCAGTCCCAGTTCGCGTTCGTGTGGATTGCCGTCGTTCAATATCCGCGGATACAGAAGGTGGCTCGCTATCGGCATATGTCCCTCATCGATCACACGGCGGCAGTACCGTATCGCCGCCGCAACATTTGCATCCACGTCGCCGGCGTATCTGGAAGCCACATAGATCTTCCGACGGTTCTTGTCGGCATAACGCTGTTTCTGCTGCTCCCGATATTCCTTCATAATCCGGCTTATTGCCGCTCCCGCAGTCGGATCGGCATAGCCTTCACTATTTTTGCACATCATAAGTCCTCCAGTTCTTCCATCATTCCAAAGGTCGGTCCCGCGGAAGCCTCCGCGACCAGAGGAAGGTCAAACTCCGGGAAAGGCTTTTCTTCCATACAGGCGCGGACGAAATCCACCGCTTCCGACAGCCTGTCCCCCGGGATAATGAAAGTCAGCTCATCGTGTATCTGAAGGATTGGCTTGAGCCATCTCCGCTCCGGCAGCCCGGCGAGTATCCTTGTGATGGCGAGTTTCAGAATATCCGCCGCCGTCCCCTGGATAGGTGTGTTCAATGAGCACCGCTCCGCAAAGGATTTCTGTCCCCAGTTGTCCGAAGCAATGCCGGGAAGGTACCTGCGCCTGCCGAGCCAGGTTTCGGAATACAGTCGCCTTGCGGCATCTGCTTTCGTTTCTTCCTGCCATGCCGTCAAACCTTTGTATCCGTGTTTCAAGTTAAAGAGAATGTCCTCACATTCACTTAGCTGTTTTTCAACCCCTGCCTTGAATTTCAGCGTCTTTTGCAGTCCTCTGGGGAACAGCCCGTAGAACGTACCGAAATTCACGTTTTTGGCAATCGTTCTGCGTTCCTTGTAGTTCTCCGAATGCTTGTCCTGAGCTTCCTCATAACTTATGCCGAAGATAACGCTGGTCGTGGCGGCATGGATATCGCCGTTTTTGCGGTAGGTTTCCATCATCATTTCATCGCGGCAGTAAAACGCGCCGACCCGAAGCTCTATCTGCGAGAAATCGAGTGAGAGAATAAGACAGCCCTCCGGCGCCTTGATGAAGTTTCGGACACCGATGGGATCGTTGGTATTCTGCGCGTTGGGATTCCGGCAGTTCATCCTGCCCGTATCCGTGGACAGGGCGAACAGTTCCGGATGGATGCAGTTCGTCACGGGATTTAAGTATTTCAGGTACCCGTCAATATAGGTGGATTTGATTTTGCCCCACTTGCGGTATTCCTGCACCAGAGTGAACAGCCCCGACAGTTCCGGCCGGTTTTCATCGCACCATTCTTTAAGGAGCGTCATGGTCATATCGTCCGCTGCTTCCCGGTTGCTCTCCGTGGTTTTTAAGATGGGCAGTCCCAAATCTTTATACAGATAATTCTTGAACGCCTGCGTGGAGCAGTTCGCCCCAATATTTACATCTCCGATGATAAATTCAATTTTCCCGCGGATGCGCTCCATTTCAGCTTCCGCTTCGGCTTTGCGCGCCCGCATCAGAGGAGGGTTGACCGGGATGCCGTTGCATTTCATAATGCCGAGATACACTGCAGTAGGGCTTTCGATTTCTTCCACGATGTATCGGTGCTTGGGCAGATAGCGGTCGAACCACTCGTTGAATTTGTGTAATAAAGACGAAGGGCAAAATCCGAGTCTGCAGAGCCGTAACGGACGGTTTCCGCATCCTGCGCGTCCAGTTCATCAAAGTGCTTCCCGGCTGTGACGCTTGAAAATGACGGGAGAGATTCCCCGAACAGTTCCTCCGCCAGCCGCTTCAGACCACTCTCGCTCAGCTTGCGGAACTCATATCTGCTTTTCAAGCTCATCTGCGATGCGCAAATTGTGTCATACACGGGAGACTGTATCGCGATGCCCCTCGCATACGCCATACCGGATTCAAAGGCGATGTTGTGGGCAATCTTTGTAATGGTTTTATTCAAAAGGAACGCCGTCAGAAATGCGAAAAAAGCGTCCTTGTCTATATTTGTGCCAATGCGGTGGGCGATGGGAACATAAATGCCCGTACCTGCTTTTACGGAAAAGGAGCAGCCGGCGATATGCGCTTTTGCCGGGTCGAGCGCCGCTTTCTCCTCCGCACGGTACGGATCATCGGGAGCAGTCTCAAAATCAAACGCAACGATGCGGCTGCCGCCGATGTAATCCCGTATCCCGTCCACCGTGGTCACACATTTGTAATCCGTATTCATGCGTAATCACTCCTATGGAAACACCGGGAAGAGCCTTTCACCCCTCCGGGCATTTATGCTGTTTACTTTAACGGTTCGATTATTTCTCCCGTTTCGGCGTCGACTTGCGGCTCCTCGTCAATAAAGGACGCCGGTGATAGGTTTGCGGCGTATGCCTTGACCGTATCCGATACGTCTGCGACAGCAGAGCGTTCCTCCGCGCTCAGCATACGTTCAAAGGCAAAGACCGCCTGGGAAAACGCAATGCCGGATGCGTTGGTTGCTTTCTTCAGCGTGATTTTCGTGACGACCTGGCTCAGTTTGCGTCCGCGGGAAAGCTGGCTCTTTACATAATTCGTAAAGGATTTGAGCGAGCCGGTCGGCAGGGAGAGCGTAATGGGAAACAGTTCGCCCTCGCGCAGGATGTAGAGCATACGCTTGTTTTTGCACAGCTTGCTCTGTCCCTCGCCGCTGCCAAATTTGTTATATGGGCAGTTCTGGCAGTCCCCGCCGGGCGTTCCGATGCCTGTCACACCGTCAAAGGAGCCGCAGTCCGGCGGATTGTTTCCGCCTGTGTACTTGTCATGGTAGTAGGCAAAGGCGGGATGGTTATAGACGATAACGCCGGTGATGTCCTTCACCATTTCCGCTTCATCCCCCTCAGCGGAGGGAACCTCGAATGCCGTGCCGCCGCCGGCGGGCAGCTTCACGCGGTCAAAGGAAAACTCCAGCCCCTGGCAATCGTCCGCCATCGCTTCGTTCAGTACATCTCTGTTTGCAAGAGCAGCGAAACCCTTGTTCCCTGCGATTTCCGTGTTCTTCTTATCTGACATAATCTATGTCCTCCTAATCAAATGAAATAAGTTGCGATTCACGCGTGGGCGCATTGAATCGGCGCTGTTACGATTTGCGGATTCCGACCGACACTTTTTCGTAAGTGCTGACGGTATCGCCGAGCCATGCCGGAACTTCTTCGCCCGTGGTTTCCCGTTGTTCCTTGATGAAGGATGCGAGTGTGTTTGCGTTGACCGTTTCCACGACCAGACTGCCGTAGCCATTCTCTTTCAGAGCCTGCAGCATCTCGTCCCTGCGGCCGGATGCCGGGGATGCGAACAGTCTGCTCTTCAAGTAGAACGTGCTGCCGTTACGGGAGAAACGGTCAAGTTCGGCTTCTGTCATAGCATCGGAAAGCTGCTCGTCCAGTTCGGAGATCTCCGCGCCCAGAGCCTTGGTCTGTGCTTCGAGGTCTTTTTTCTGTTCCTGCAGAAACTTGAGCCTGTCAGCCATTTCAAAGATTTTTGTGTTCTCCATCGGTGACTACCTCCTTTCACTTCCTACCGGGAAATTCAACCCCCATAAGTGAAAGGTCAGTTTTTAAAGAGATTTCTGCCCCTGCGGTAATCGTCAACCAGCATTTTGGCGAGGTTCATTTTTTTACGGAGCGCGTACAGCACCTTGCGGTCGACTGTATTCCGGCATACGAGATAGATGTAATGGCAGTTTTCTTTTTGCCCGGCCCTATGGATGCGGGCCTTCGCCTGTTCAAAATTCGCCATTGAATAATCAAGGGAATAAAATGCCATCGTGGATGCCGCCGTGAGCGTGATGCCCAATCCGGCCGCCGCAATCTGCCCCAAGAACACACAGCACTTATTGTCATATTGAAAGCGATGAATTTCACTGTCACGATCTTTCACGCCGCCGCGAACCACGGCATAGCCGATCTTTTTCTTTTCAAGAAGTTCCTGAATATCGTCCAGTTCCGGTACGAAACGAGCCATAATGACAAGCTTTTTATCCTCAGCCAGACAGGAATCAATGATGTCGGAAAGTGCATCAAGCTTTGCCCGGCTCACGGTATTGACCACACCGTCGTCGTCGGTCAAATGCCCGCCCGTGATTTGAGACAGGCGCAGGAGCCTGGTGAGGATGTTCGCTGTGGTAACCTCCGACTCGTCCAGTTCCGCATAGCTTTCATTCTCAATGCTGTCATATAATTTGGCGGCATCCCTCTCCAGAGCTACGGTACGGACTTCCTCGGTGATTGCCGGAAGATCAAGGCACTCCGCTTTCGTTACGCGGAACGCCACTGAGTGGAGCTTCCGCAGGAATTCATCCGTCATCCATTTACGGAAAACAGGGGTGTGGTTGCCGTAGCCGCCCATGTCAAAATATTGGTTGCGGAAAGAATAAAACGATGTGCCAAAAATCTGAGGATTTAGGAAACGGTACTGCGAGAACACATCCAGTTCGCGGTTCGTGATAACCGTTCCCGTAAGGAGCAGCTTGTATTTCGCCTTATCGCCGATGTGATGCATTCCCTTGCTCTGGGAAGTGCGGTTCTCCTTCAATTTGTGCGCCTCGTCCGCAATCACCAGGTCGGCGTTATATGCCAGCAGTTCCTTTTCAAGCCTCCACGCGCTTTCGTAATTCACGACCACGACCTGCAGCCCATTGTCCGGCAGCTTGGTCAGCTGCTCTTTTTTCTTCGCCGACATACCCTTGAGGATGGTCATGGAATATGGAAAGTTAGCGAATTTCTCAAATTCCTCCTCCCAAACCCCGAGGATGGAAAGCGGCGCGACCACAAGCACCCGGTTGACCTTGCCGTACTGGTACATACAGCCAGCCACGGCAATGCTTACAATGGTCTTGCCGGTACCCATTTCCATCAGCAGAGCCGTGCCGCGGCTTTTGAGATGATCGTCAAACACGCCGAACTGGTTGCAGGCAAAAGCAAAGGCTTTCTTTTGGTGCTCATACGGAGCGGCCTTAATCGGCATCATCAGTTCCATGTTCTCAGGCATTTCGCTCACCCCGCTTATCCGTGCATACTTCCTTTTGCGTGGAGCCTAATTCTTTGATCTCAATGCCCTGCACGGTTTTACCCGGCTTCAGCACGAGGATTTCGCAAAATTCCCCAAAAAGAAAGGTGAGCAGCCTTTTCGGCAGGCTGATATGTTCGCTCTGCAAAACTTCCTTTTTATTGCCGTTCCTGTCGGCAATATTGATTCGTACTTTGTGTTGTATTTTCATGTATTGGTCCTCCTGTCCCTGATTGGCCTTGCTGAGGAGGATGAATGTATTTCCTTCCTCACTCACTGCCGAGAAATTCAATCCCCTTTAAGAGGGGGGCGGCCGGGGAGGACTCCGACCGCCGTATCTGCCGCCGTTCACGGCTCAGTCCTTTTTCGGGTAAGCATGGCGTTTCACACGCTCAACACCGAAGGATTTGGCTACTTTGTCAATGATTTTGTTTTTGCGGTTGGTCATTGCCGCAGAGGACGGCAGCTTGCCTGTCTGCTCGGCTTCAGCCTTGCGCATCTCCTCAAGCTGCGTACCCTTGCCGAAGTGCTCAAAAAAGAAATCCTGCTGTGCTTCGGTACAGTCCTCATCAATGACGTGGCGCACTTGATCTGCCTGAGGATTCTCCGGCTCCGGCTCGGCGAACAGTGCGTCTTCCGGGCTGCCGCTCGTATCGGCAAGCGTGTCCCAGGGATCGACCGCATCCTCGTTATTTGGATCCGTTATGTAGCTGCTGACCTTGGCATCAAACAGGGGATCGCACAGCTCGTCCTGGTAACGGTCATTCAAATCCATGTCATGGTCAGAGGAATCGAGGATAAGCGTCAATTCCAGCGACAGGTCTTTGCCAACCTCAAGCTTTTGCGTAACCATGCGTTTAGCGTCTGGATCCCAAGCCTCGTAACAGTAATATTTTCCGTCCGAGGACAGGTAACAGGTACGGTTGCGGTTGTAGTTGCTTTTGCGTTTTTTTGAATCGTTGCTCTTCATTGCAGTGTCCTTTCCGTCCGAGCGGTACGGAGGGACACAAAAAGAGCCTGCGGCCGAAGATGACCACAGGCTCCGTTAGCCGAAAAAAAGGCGCACGAAACTACGGTGGGAGCATCTTCGTTCCAAACACAGCCGTTATCGCTGCGTTCCGAACTCTTATGCATCCCTCCGTCCTTATAGCGCTATTCGGACTAAGAGAATTTATAGATGTAAGAGAAAGCTGTTTTTTACTTTCGCAAAATTTCATATGCGTTCGCATCATAAAATTTTTTGAAAATGTAGAAATCCGTTTTCTAATGTGATATAATATTTTGTATACTATATCCACATCGAAATTCATGTGCCGAAGTTTTCCGTGATTCCTACCGCTCTGCCTTACATACATCAGTTTAGCAAAACCGCCTTTTTGAAAAGCGGACTGGATGGACGCTCTCGGACACTCTCGGACAGAGGCAACTTTTCAGACAGGAGGTAAATAGGGCATGACGTTTTCGGAATATGCTTTAGGCCTTTCGCCATTCATTTCATTTGGCAAATCCGAGTATGATTACTTCACAGAACTTGTAGGAAATTTTGTGACGGATGCCGCTATGGACTCCTGTAAAATACTGAAGCGAAAATCCGACACGAAATACCGCTACATAAAAGGTGACCGCACGATTCAACCAAAGGACGCACAGTACCTTTACGACCACCGTGACAAAAGCAAGTTCTCAAATTGGATATGGGAGCGGATGGATGAGTCTGACTCTTATGATAATGTTGTGTCCTGGTTGAACAACCTCGGCTTTGCAAGTGATGATCCGTCCACTGCTTGTACCGATTTGTTAGAGAGCACAATACTGGATATCATTAGAAATTCCCCCACATCCCAAGCCAAACAAGAGTCAGAGATTGATTTGAAATTGATTGATGATATCGAGGAAAAAATAAAATCGCTACCCCGTCCGGCGAATGTGCCGGTTCCAAGGATAGCGACTCAAGATGAGCAAACATATATTAGTGAGTTATGTCAGGCATACGGTGATGCTGAAGGTATAAGTGATTTTTCTTTGGACAACCTTTCTTCTTATCCTGATTACTCAGATGATTTAGATGACCGTCGTATTGATTTTTATGCTGCCGAAAGTATCCGTCGTGGTGTGTTAGAACTGGGAAACGGCAAACTAACAGGTCAATTTGATGTACTAAAGGATGAAACTTTTGCTGGGGTAAAAGATACTGCAAGGCGCATACACCCGAATGGTTATGAGTGTATGCTTGCCGTAATGGAACAGGCGATTATTGTCCCTGTTACTAACTACATACTCAGTACTTCGCCATACTGGATAAGTGGAAAAATCAAAAAAGGCGTCTGCCACCATCTTGTAAATGACGGAAAACTGAAATGGATAAGGAGAAGAAAGAAATAATGAATGAATCGGCTCTTGGATCTACCTTTGAAATATCTCTCCGTATCCTTCTGATGTTGAACGAGCTACCTTCTTTGAAGTTAGATGAGCAACAGATCGGAGCGATTGATTTTATTTCTGTCTATGCAGCAGATTTCGGACTGCTTGACGAAAATCTGCATGGATACAGTAATTACAGATTCAGCGAATATCCTGCAAGAAGGTACATAGTTTCTTCTGCCCTAAAAAATCTTGTGCTGGATGGATATATCCATTTGCAACTTGCTTCAACTGGATACAGGTATTCTATTACTGAATCCGGAAGAAATCTCTGTGATACGCTGACCAACGATTATGCGGAAGAATACATTATTGCTGTTCAGGCCGTAGTTAACAGGTTTGATAATGCAAACGCCGAATCAATGTTGCAAGAAATCAACAGGCTCACTATCCAGTCTCTAAAGGAGGTCGGACATGAATAGATTCCATATTGAAAAACTCATTGTGTCCGGCGGAGGACACAATGCAACGGTCATTGATTTTAAACCCGGTTTAAATTTTATTTTGGGGCCATCCAATACTGGGAAAAGTCTGGTTATGGATTGTCTGGATTATATGTTTGGTTTTACTCCGAGGAAAAATCGCCCGTCCAAAATTGTTGATAACAACTATGGTTATGAACGAATCGCTCTCCATTTAAAAACAAACGAGGGCATAGTTGTTTTTGAACGTAAGATTGGTGATACAAAAATTGCCGTTAGCGGTACGGATCCGACTGTTGATCATGGCCAATACAGCGTAGGACATACTGCAAAAAAGAATATCAATTCCGTTTACCTTCAATTGCTTGGCATTACTGAGCCACATTCTGTACGGTCTGCAGAAGATGGTTCTAAAACCCAGGAATTGACTTGGCGGAGTATGCTTCACCTGTTCTTTATCCGGCAGAACGATGTTGCCAGAGAAAGTTCTGCGTTATTGGCTCCGGGTAGTATGGGGCATACGGCATCCGCTGCAGTTTTGCTGTATCTCTTAACCGGGAAGGATGCAAACGGACTATCAGCCGTAGAGGATCCTAAAATCAGCGAGGCCAAGAAAAAGGCCCTCATTGGGTATATTCGGGAGAAGATATACGAGCTATCAGCACAACGAGAAAAGCTGGAAGAAACGCTCTCTTTCTCAAATAAAACAAGCCCTTACACAAGTGTCGAACACGCCAAAAAAGAAATTGCTGAACTTCAGGCACAGATCGACGCCGCCACGCAGGAAAGCCAGCAACTCATGTCGCAGATATATGAGTGGAACAGTAAACTCTCTGAGTCAAAAACCGTAGAACATAATTTTGCTATTTTGCGTCAACAGTACCAATCTGATATAAGACGGATTGGCTTTATCGTTGATGGCGCGGCAAGTATTACACCTATACGCCAAAAGGTTAAATGCCCTATCTGTGGCGAAGAAACTGAGCGAATACAGGACATCAGTTTTATCGATGCTTCTGCTGCCGAACTCGAAAAAATCAAACAGCATCTGTCAGAACTGAGTGATGCACAACAAAGCGTGCAACACCAGCAGAAAGCCATTATGGAAACAATTCGTACATTAGAAAAAAAGAAGGATGCTATCGACATTTTGATTACCGAAGAATTGCAGCCAAAATTATCTGCATTCAAAGAAAACCTTGAGCAGCATCTAAAGACTATACGTCTTTCAGGCGAGTTAGATGTTATTCGACAGAGTGAATCCCAATATAGAAGTGAATTATTCAACAGGGAAACCGAGGAAACACCAGAGCCTTCGAAATACAATGTATTTGAGGACTACGATTATGATATTGTCCACGGTTTTGAAGAAAAACTAAGGGAGATTTTACAAGCTTCTAAAATTGGCGGAGCGGATACAGCAAGGCTCAGCATGGAGAACTTTGATATTGAATTGGGCGGATATAAAAAATCAGTTTCAATGGGTGGCGGCTTTTGTGGAATATTGAACACGATTACTACGCTTGCGATGAGTTCCTATCTCATTGAGCGAGGCCGTCCTGCTCCCGGATTCTATGCTGTTGATTCTTCCTTAACGCAGTTATCTGAAGCAGAACATAAAGAGCAAAGCGATACTATTAAGCATAATTTTATTAAATACCTTATCGCTCATGCTCATGAACGTCAGGTAATTATTATTGAACAGACAAAACGGATGCCTTTTGTTCCTTCCGAAAATGAGGTGGAACATGTACACGTTATTCGGTTTACCAGAAACAAAGGAGAAGGGAGATATGGCTTTTTGAACGAAGTCTATAACCCCGAGGATCAATAACCTCTCTCAAAGTTGCTTTTACACTTAATAGCAGGAGGCAAACAATGCGTATAAGTTACAATAAGTTATGGAAAATGTTAATTGACCAAAATATGAATAAACGTGATCTTGCAGAGAAGACCGGTGTGAGTTCAGCATCCATCGCCAAGCTGAGTAAAGGTGCAAACATCACCACGGATGTTTTGCTGAAAATCTGCGAGGCTATGGACTGTACTCTGGAGGATATTATGGAGACGATAAAGAAATAAAACGGAGGGTTATAGCTATGAATGACAAATTGAATAATAACATCACAATCGTTGAGGAAGAACGAAAAAGGCATTCTAAGGCATCTGAGGAATATATTCATGTAGAGTTTGACTATCCGGATATGACCTGGGATGGTTGGGTTCCTGTTGAATATAGACGAACTGGCGTTTCTATCAAACAAGGCGAAGTTGATAGACTTACTGCATATCTAAACAAAATATATGAGCAGATGAATCCCATAAACTTTCCGTCCTGGTTAAAAAAGCAGGAGCAATTTTGGCGTGAAGAAAAGCCCAATGCAGGTACAACAAAGGCTTTTTTCGATAGCCTCGTTAAAGGCGGATGGCAGTGTGTTGAATGCACTTTGCCTAAAAATCCAAACTGGGCCCGAAGAATACAAGATTTAAAAGAATTTGGATATACCATCGCTACCGATACAAAGCGGTATTGTCCTCATTGCAGAGAAAATAAAACGCATTTGATTCTCCTGCCAATTGAACGAGGCGGCATTGAAGGTAACGGATATGAAACTTGGTCTCCAACTCTGAGGAAGAAAATCATTCGTGTCTTAGGTAGCATTGATGTATATGAGGGAACTTTCTCTGCTCATTGCCTTCCTGACCATAAATTCTCTGAAATTAGATGGGATGAATCCACAAAAGTCGAAAATCCTGATACGATGTCAGATGAAGAAATCAGATCTAAATTTCAGTTGCTGACAAATCAGCGCAATCAACAGAAACGTGAAGTGTGCAGAACCTGCTTTCAAACAGGCAAACGTGGTTGCATTTATGGCATCCCTTTCTATTACAAGGGAAGTGAGAATTGGGATGATTCCATCCCACAAAAGGGAAAGGACGCAGAGGAAGGTTGTATCGGATGTCCTTGGTACGATATTGCCGAATGGAAAAAGCAGCTATTAGCGAGATTAGGGGGAAACAAAAGTGAGAACTCGTGAATTTGAAGACCTTTTATCTGATGGTTCTCTTCAAAAAGAATACTTCCTTGTCTTAAAGGACAAGCACTGGCATTGTCGCGATTGTGCGGGAAAGCAAATTGGATCGACACAGATTGCTGGTGGCGGAGGAATCCAAGGACTACAGAGAGGCACAAAATCACGTCCTGGAATCATCACGGAGACTAAACGCGAATATTGTAGGGAGTGCGATAAAACATCGACATGGGATCGATGGACTGGGGAATACACCGAATCAAGTTCCGCTTCCGGATTGCCTCATAAGTTGCAAACGCAAATTTTCGAGCATTATAGATATACTGATTCAATTGAACAACGACGCAGGCAAACTCACGAATTGGTCATTGATCACAGGTTTCCTATGGAAAGGTGGGGCGCCTCTGAAGAAAAGAATCCCACAAAAATGAATGAACAAGAGATCGAACGGAAATTCCAGCTTCTGAAAAAAGATTCTTCTGGAAACCACAATCTCCTCAAATCCAGAGCCTGTGAACGGTGTATCGCCACAGGCAAGCGAGGTTATCCTATGGGAATTAAATTTTACTATGCTGGTGATGAAAACTGGCCTGCCAACTGTCCTACCAAAGGTCCGGAGGCCGAGCGTGGTTGCTATGGATGTGGTTGGTATGATTTTGATGCATGGAGAACAGCCCTCAACCAGTTAATAGACGATAATTAAGGAAAAGATCGTTGATATTATGACTTGATATACACGCGCATATTAGTTAATATGAAACGACCTTGAACCTTTTGGATATAAGGAGATTACACCTATGATTTTTCAATCTGTGGGAAGTATCTGCTCTGGAATAGAAGCAGCATCAGTCGCTTGGGAGCCGCTCGGAATGCAATTCGAGTGGTTCTCCGAGATTGCTGACTTTCCGTCCCGTGTTTTAGCAGAGAAATATCCCAAAATAAAAAACCTTGGGGATATGAACGATATCCCAGCTAAAATTGAATCCGGAGAAATTGTTGCTCCCGACTTGATTTGTGGAGGAACACCATGTCAAGCCTTTTCTCTTGCCGGTTGGAAGACCGGCTTAAATGATGACCGTGGAAACCTTACTCTTCGATTCGTCGACATTGCGGATTCAAATGACAAGAAGCGCCAAGAAGAAAAAAAATCGCCCTCAATCGTTTTCTGGGAAAATGTCGAAGGGGTCCTTACAGATAAAACTAACGCATTTGGATGCTTGGTTTGTTCTTTGGCGGGCTTTGATGATGTCATAGAATTGAAGAGATGGCCAAACGCAGGTGTTATACACGGCGCAAAACGAAATGTGGCATGGAGAGTACTGGATGCAAAATATTTTGGATTGCCGCAACAAAGAAGACGCCTTTATTTGATGGCAGGGGGCAAAAATTTCTTCCCGGAAAATGTTTTATTTGAATTTCACACAGGAAGGTTGGAAGAATACCCATCCGCTCAATTAACCTTTGAAAAAGAAGGGCACAGGTTCGAGGTGTTTAGAGAATACACAGATTGCCTATATTCGGCATATGGAACAAAGTGGAACGGAAATGCTGCGGCCTATAATGGATCGCTGTTTATTGTTCAAGATGATCGTCTTCGCCGCATCTCTCCCCTTGAATGCGAACGACTAATGGGATTTCCAGATAATTATACCGACCTGCCAGGTGCAAAAAAAACCAATCGATATCAGGCTACTGGAAATTCATGGGCTGTTCCTGTGGTTAAATGGATAGGAAAACGCCTCACGGAGTATTCTGGAGACATGATGAATTTAGATTCTAAAACAAATTTCTTGCTTGCACGAACCACAGAGATTCCCGGACAAGGATTTTTCGTAGATTTCGGAAAGGATATCATAGAAATAGGAGCTGAATATACACTTAACTGCACAGCAATCCCGGAGGTTTGTGAATTTAAAGATATGAGTGCCATCGTTTCTTCTGATGCTCCAGAGGATATTTATATTTCACCCGTTGGTTGTTATGGAATTGTCCGTAGGAAACAAGAGCGAAACTTAAAAATCAATCCACGACTTGAAGAAGTCTTGCTCTCAATATCTTCACAGATGTCACCTAAAGAAATCGAGAAACGTTCTAGAATTCAAAAACGTGGGAGATTTAGCGACCCTCCCACACTTCAGATCACTGAAAAAGAAGATACTGCTCCTGAACAGGATGAACTTTTAGCAGCAGAGAATAGTACGGCACAAGTTGAAGCACTTGTTTTCCCCTCTAAAACCGAAACTAAAAAAGGGTGTGTCGCGGCATCCGTATTAGAACCAGTTCAACTAACGCTGTTTGATTATCTTAGCAAATAAAGGTGCAAGCAAAAGCCAAGGGACTTCCGCGCAACCGCTGGAGGCCCTCTTTTTAGATAAACCACTGGAACTGCATACGCCCATAACGATACCTCCTACAAATCATTACGGAACAATACTTTTCGTTATATCCGTATGCAAAAGCGAAGTATTGCACACCCCTCAGGGTAGAACTGAGAAATGGCTTGCGCTATCGACAGGCAAAGAATAAGACCTCTGCACATCCCTCGGTGTGAGAAAGCCTGTAAATCAAAAGGTTTTTACATTCTTTAACGAAATCCCGGAAACGAAGCCGTATCATATAGGGAACTATTATTTCAGCAAATATGCCTGCAAACTCCCATTCATTATTTTTCTTTATAAACTCTGTGTAATGAGCTACCTGCACCTCATAGCTTGAATTTTGCTC